TAAAATACATGATAAAATCATAAATGCTTTATATAACATATATGATAAAAAATTTTATAATAAAGAAACATTTACTGATACTGATTATAAATCAGCTTTAGATATGTTAGCCCATAAAATTAAAAGATCTTTAACTGAAGATAGCCAAGTTAAATTAAAACCTCAAGATATAAAAATTTTGGATGATATACGCAAAAATCACCCAAACGGAATAACACCATCTAATTTCTTTAAAAAATACCCTAATATACCTGCAGCTTACTTATATAAATTTCTTGTAACATTAGCTAAAGAAAAATTACTAAATTTCCAATCAGGTAATAAAATACCTCCACATTCTATAGAAAATTTAATAGATAGCAGAAAAACACAAATAGCGAATGCATTAACACGTCCTGGTCATTTTAATGAAATTACTGTTAATAATCCTAATGATAATTTTAAAGTAGATAAATCATATACTCACTTTGCTTTAGATAAAAAAGATAATAAAATATTAACAGGGTGGGAATATGAAAATACCGATCCTGAAGATATAAAATATTATTCTAAACAAGATTTAATAGATATGGATGTTAAACCATCTGATTATTCTATATTATCTGTAAAAGCATTAAAACAAAAAGGTATTAATCCATTTAGTTGGAGTAGTTGGAAAAAAAATAATGATATAAAAGAAAATACTGAACCAAATAATGATTTCAAAATAGATAAAAAATATGCTCATTTCGCTTTAGATGAAAATGAAGAGGAAGATGATTATCTAGAGTTTTCTGATGGAGAAACTATAGTTTCTATGTTTAAAGATAGAGGTCAATGGGTTGAAGGAAAAGTAATAGATGGAGAAAAACCATACGGCTGGGGAAGTAAAAAATATATGGGATATTTAAAACCTGATCAAATAGCTCAATATTTGAGAAGTGATTATGGTGGTAATTGGAAATCAATATAAATAAAAATAATATGAAACAAGTATTAATAGAAACAATACCATTTAATATATCACCTAAACAACTAACTGAAGGTATTAAAGCCCCATCGGGTAATCCCATGGTTGAAGGTATTTTAGCCACAGCTGAAGTTAAAAACGGGAATGGTAGATTTTACCCTAGAGAAATTTGGGAACGTGAAATTAACAAATATGTAGAAAGTATAAAAGAAAACACAGCTACAGGTGAACTAGATCACCCGGATTCTACTGTTATTTCTTTAAAAAATGTATCTCATATTATTAGAGAACTTTGGTGGGATGGAGATAAAATTATAGGTAAAATAGAAATACTACCAACTACATCAGGAAATATATTAAAAGCACTTATTGAAAATAACGTTAAAGTAGGTGTATCATCTCGTGGTATGGGTAGTTTAAAACCAATAGATGAAAACACAATGGAAGTACAAGATGATTTTGCTTTACTTTGTTGGGATTTTGTTTCAACACCTTCAAACCCAGGTTCATGGATGAATACAGTTAAAGAAGGACTAAATGAAGGACTAAATCCAAAACAAAGCCCATATTTTAAAATAAATTCAATACTTACAGATATATTATGTGCCAACGGCACTTGCCCTATATTCTAAAATCAAGCAATACCACCCTATAGTCTCAGTATTATAGGTTTGATCCTAACCCCGTAAGGTTAGGATTTTTTTTTACTTTTGCGATTTTACGATCCTTCCATATATGTATAAGAGAATATGCAATTCCCTATATTGCATCGCACTAACTAATCTTATTACGCTTCCTTTTATCCCCTAATAAGCGTATTTCCAAAACAAAAATTTGAGGAAAATTATGGCAACAAACAGAGATTTGCTAAAACAAGCCATTGCTGATGCTAAAACAATTAAAGAAACAGCTATCACCAATGCAAAAGCCGCTCTTGAAGAATCATTTGCCCCTTACCTAAGAGAAAAATTAGCTGCTAAACTAGCTGAAATGGACGAAATGGATGAGGAAATGGATGAATCTAAAGAGATGGAAGAAGGTAAAAACCTAAAAGATTCAGGTTACATCAAATCAGCTAAACATCAAGCTATGAAGAACAACCATTACAAAGTTGAAATGGATGAAAACATGGATGAAGAAATGGATGAAAACATGGATGAAAACTATGAGGAAATGGACGAAAACAAAGCTACAAAAGCAACTGAAAAAGAAACAGATTACAGAAAAGTAGCAAGACATCAAGCTATGAAGAATAGCCGTTACAAGACCGAATTAGATGAAACTATGGATGAAGAAATGGATGAAAACTACGACATGGATGAAAACATGGACGAAGCTAAAAATCCAAAAGATTCAGGCTACACTAAAACAGCCAAATATCAAGCCATGAAAAACAGTCATTATGAAACTGAAATGGATGAAACTAAAACCATGGATGAAGAATTAGATGAACTTTTAAGAGAACTAGACATGGACGAAGAAATGGATGAAAACATGGATGAAGTAATCAACGACCCTAAAGGTAACGGCGCTCACGGTAACGTAGCTCCAAATGGCCATTCAGACACTGATCTAATGGAAGCTAAAGGTGAAGATGATGAAGAAGAAATCAACATCGAAGATATGTCTGAAGAAGATCTTAAAGAATTCATTGAAGAAGTAATTCATGAAATGGTTGAAGCTGGTGAATTAGAAGCTGGTCATGAAGGTATGGAAGAAGAACCAGGCTATGAAGGTGAAGAAGGTGAAGAAGAAGTTAAAATGGATGAACTTTTAGACGAACTTAAAAAGAAAAAAACAGAAAAAGAAGAGTCTAAAATGAAAAAAGAAATGGATGAAATGAAAAAAGAATTAGATGAAGCTTACAGAGCATTAGCTCAAGTTAAATCTGATCTTAACGAAGCTAATCTATTAAGTTCAAAACTTCTTTACGTTAACAAAATCTTCAAAGCTAAAAACTTAACTGAATCTCAAAAGGTTAAAGTATTAAATGCTTTTGATAAAGCAAAAAATAAAAATGAAGCTAAATTAGTTTACGAAACAGTATTAGGAAACTTAAACACACAATCAACTAAATCTCCTATGAATGAATCAGTAAGAAGTATCGCTTCAAAAGTTATAACTGGTAATAGTATACAAAATACTAAAAAACCAATCATTGAAGTTAATTCAGCTTTCGCAAGAATGCAACAATTAGCTGGTATTAAAAAGAAATAAATAATAATTTAAAAACTAAAAAACACAATTAAAATGAGTCAAATTCAAACATTACTTGAATCAGCTAGCCCTTACAAATCCCTGCAAAAAGATGCAGCTAGATTAGCTGGTAAATGGGCTAAAACAGGTCTATTAGAAGGCCTAGACGAGACTAACAAAAACAATATGTCTCTTATGCTTGAAAACCAAGCTAAACAATTAGTAACTGAGGTATCATCAACTGGTACAGGTGCTTTCTTTACCCCAGGTCAAGGTGAACAATGGGCTGGTATCGCTTTACCTTTAGTACGTAAAGTGTTCGGCCAAATCGCCGCTAAAGAATTCGTTTCTGTACAACCAATGAACTTACCTTCTGGTCTAGTATTCTTCCTAGATTTCCAATACGGAAATACTAAGAATCCATTCTCTGCTGGTAACTCTTTATATGGTACTAGAAGTGCAGATTCTGGTTCTAAATACCCATTCTCAACATCTGATACTGCAGGTGGTCTTTATGGAACAGGTCGTTTTGCTTATTCTACAAACCAATTCTCATCTTCATTATTAGGTCTATTATCAGGTTCAACTGGTGCTCCAGCTTCTCAATATACTGGTTCAGTTGGTGCTGTAACAAGTTGGGGTGAATTAAACTACGATTCAAACTATTCAGCTTCTTTAGCTGCTGGTAACATCTTAAAAGCTCAAATCTCTACTTCAGTAATGTCTAACTACGATGTAGATGCAGTTCGTGCATTTTATTTAGTATCTGGTTCTGCTACTACTGAAACTGGTGTTAGTGTAATCACAACTGCTGCTAGCTTACCTGCATTTACTAGTGTAAATACTGCTGGTACTATCATCACTTTATACTTTACTGGTTCTGGTGCTGCTTTAGCTGCTACTGGTTCTTATACCCTATACTACAACAAATCAACTAACGATAACCAACGTGGTGATTTT